CTATAAGAACACAAACAAAGTAAACTCACCTGAACTGTTACTTCGTGAATACTCTAATATCACTGCATTGAGTAGCCCTCAGACTAATACGTATGATGGACTCGATATTGCACTATTGCCATGGGTCAACTCGGGTAATTATGAAGAAGTCATCGAGTTCATTAACAACACTCCAGCACAGCTTCTATTCGGGCATCTTGAGCTTATTGGCTTCGAGATGCATCGTGGCGCTTTTAATGCCCACGGTATGGATAAGGGCGTATTCGATAAGTTTGAAAAGGTCTGCTCGGGACATTTTCATCACAGATCTTCTAAGGGTAATATTCATTACCTTGGAACGCCGTATGAGATGACTTGGTCAGATTATAATGACACAAAGGGTTTCCATATTCTTGATACGGAAACACGTGATATTGAATTCGTACCTAATCCGATTGTGATGTTCAATAAGATCCATTACGATGATACCAGCAAGACAATGGAAGAGGTTCTAGAATTTGATACGAGCGTGTATGCTAATAGCATCATCAAGGTCATCGTTCACAATAAGACCAATCCATATTGGTTTGATATGTTTGTAGCAAAGCTCGAGAAGTCGGGTATTGTTGACATGCAGGTAGTGGAAGATCATCTCAATCTAAATCTAGAAGACGACTCAGATATTATTGATGAAGCTGAAGATACTCTAACTATTCTACGCAAGGTCGTGGATAGTATTGAGACTAATGTATCGAAAAAAGAGCTTGATAAATTTCTAACTAGCCTGTATAATGAAGCATTACATCAGGAGTAGTATTATGACTTTACGTGATTGGTTAATGGATACTGAGGGTTACTCGTTTCGTATGGAGCGCCTCTACGACGATATTGATGAGATGTTGCTAGATGATAGTATTATCGATGTATCATCAGACGAAGGACAAAAATATCATAGGCGTATGCTTGCATGGTTACAGTCTGCTTATGATGTAGGGTTCGAACAAGGAAAAAGCGGCAATGATCGTATTTGAAAAACTAAGGTACCAGAATTTTCTCTCAACAGGAAATGTATTTACAGAGATCATTCTCAACCGTTCAGGTTCGACGCTTGTTGTAGGTGAGAATGGAGCTGGGAAGAGTACGTTCATTGACGCGTTAACCTTTGCTCTATATGGCAAGCCGTTTCGTAATATCAACAAACCGCAGTTGATGAACTCAATTACTAATAAGAATCTACTCGTCGAGCTAGACTTCTCTATCGGTAAGAAGAAGTATATGATTCGTCGTGGTATGAAGCCGAATATCTTTGAGATCTTTCTTCATGATGAGATGCTCAATCAGGATGCTGGTGCGCGCGACTATCAAGAGTTCCTTGAGAAGAATATTCTTAAGATGAACTTCAAGGCGTATAGTCAGATTGTTGTTCTAGGCTCCGCTAACTATACTCCATTCATGCAGATGCCTACTCATCACAGACGTGGCGTCATTGAAGACTTCTTGGACATCCAGATTTTCTCTATTATGAACTCAATACTCAAGGATAAGATCACCGCTAATAGAAGCGCAATCAACGATATTGAGTATAAAATCGATTTGTGTGACCAAAAGATTGAAATGCATTCAAAGCATATTAATACCATCCGGGCAAATACGAATGGGTTGATTAAACAGAAGAATAAAAAGATCAAAGAGCACGAAGCGGCTATTAAAAAGTTGACGAAAGATACTGACACTCTAGCTAAACAGGTCAGTAAACTTAACGAAAAGATTAGTGATCATGAAAAGGTCAGTAACCGTAAGAGTAAACTTGTCAAGATGGAATCCGCTCTTGAGGATAAGGTCCGCGCATTGAGTAGAGAGATTCAGTTCTTTCACGATCACGACAACTGCCCAACATGTAAGCAGGGTATTGATCATGACTTTAAGAATGAAACAATCTCCAAGCGTGAGAATAAGACTAAAGAAGTGCGCGACGCTCTAATTAAACTTGAGACAGAGATCAATGTAGCGTCAACACGTCTTGCTGATATCGCTGTATTGAATAATGAGATCACAAAGCTTAACGCTAGTATTAGTGAGCACAACTCTCAGATAGGATTCTATAATCGTTACATCTCAGATCTTAATGATGAGATCGAAGAGTTAAATGATCAGGCAAATAATATTGATTCTGAATCTAAAGATACAACTAAGTTCCAAGAAGAGCTTAAGACTCATAAGCGTGATAAGGAAGATCTATCTAAAGAGAAGTCTGTACATGAACTAGCAAGTCACCTTCTAAAGGATACTGGAATCAAGACTAAGATCATTCGTCAATATATTCCTATTATGAATAAGCTTATTAATAAATATCTCGCATCGATGGACTTATTTGTGAACTTTGAATTGGATGAATCTTTTAATGAAACTATTAAGTCGCGTTTCCGAGATAATTTCTCGTATGCCTCTTTCTCCGAGGGCGAAAAAATGCGTATTGATCTCAGCCTTATGTTTACTTGGAGGGCTATTGCTAAGCTCCGTAATAGTGCTAGTACTAACTTACTCATTATGGACGAAGTATTTGACTCATCACTCGATGCGGCTGGTACGGAAGAGTTTCTCAAAATTCTTGAATCACTAACTGGTGATTCAAACGTGTTTATCATTTCACATAAAGGTGATCAGTTGTTCGATAAGTTCCACTCGATTATTAAGTTTGAAAAGCACGCCAACTTTTCACGCATCGCTACGCAGTGAATTAATTTTTGTTATCTTGGATTCGTTTGGATTTATCTTTTTTAGGTTTTCTCATTTTTGCTAAAGTTTCTGGCTTGTGTTTATATCCTATTTTTGGCGCCGGTGGAGCTCCAATAGCATTATTCAGCCAATCTTCTCTAGTTTTTACTTTGAGTTTAGTTAGTACATTTTGTTCCCACAATTGACACTGTTCCCTTGTATCAAATATTTTTCGTATTTGTACATCAAAAGATTCTTTACCATGTTCCTTTATAAGTTGTTTTACTTTTTTTGATGATGTAAAATACGTATTCCATAGGTCATTAGGATGGCAGCCTGTTTTCCATCGGGCTCCATAATAATGTTGATTCGTTACTCTATTATAGATATAGTAAGTAAAATAAACAGTGTACATTATAGTCTCCATGTAGTATAGTGTATTTTATAGAAAACAGGTTTTTGTAGGATTGCAGCATGAACAAAGAAGTATATAATCTAAACAACGGACCGGTATTCATTGATAATACTGTATGGATATCATACAGTTGGAATTTGTTAAACAAGTAAATAGGTATTGTAGATGTCAAAAAGATATAACCATTGGTTCTGGAACTCAAAGAAGATGTATTGGTTCGCTCAGCAAGTGACTTATTTTAGTTGCTGTCTACAGCGTAGGGTGCATAGGAGATGAAGTATAACCTTGTAGGGTGTTTTGATCCTATTCTAAAACAGCCCGTAGAAAATTTTGATTTTAATAATCCTCCAATAATTCCAATAGATTTAGCTTGCAATTTAGCCGAAACTATGCTATATTATAATGGATACGGTTTATCAGCCAACCAATGTGGCCTTCCATATCGTGTATTTGTACTGCATGGCGGCGAAGAGATCATTACGTGTTTTAATCCGCGGATCGTAGATGTGTCGAACGAAGACATTCTTCTTGAAGAAGGATGCTTATCGTTTCCAGAATTGATTGTTAAGGTCAAGCGCGCGCGTAGAATCAAAGTACGCTATGCTGATCCTAACGGTGAAATCGAAACACGTACGTTTGACGGTATTACCGCTCGATGTTTTCAGCATGAGTTAGATCATCTTGATGGGGTAACTTTTTTACAAAGAGCGTCAAAAATTCATAAAGATAAGGCAATGAAGGTTCTTAAACGCCTAAATAGATCCAATAAGAAACAAGGTGCCCTTCCACCTACAAACTAGGAATTCAAAATATGACTGCTAAGACACACGCGTACAGCGAAATCTTTTACTCAATCCAGGGTGAAGGAACTTACACGGGCGTACCTACTGTTTGGCTACGCTTCTTCCTTTGCAATCTACAATGCAATGGCTTTGGTCAAAAAGACCCTACTGATGAATCCACATATAAGCTGCCGTATAAAGACTTTGATGCTTCATCTGTGAAAGCTATCGAAGATCTTCCTGTATGGGAATTTGGTTGCGATTCATCTTACTCATGGTCGTCTAAGTTCAAGCATCTTCAACATCGTCATACTGCTGCTGAGATCTGTGATCGCATTAGTGAGTCTATGGCAAATGAACATAACCCATATGGTCTCTTTAAGCACCCACTTTCAGGTCTTGAGCAGCATATGTGCTTTACTGGTGGTGAACCTCTACGACCCCCAGCTCAAGCAGCGGTTGTAGAGATCCTAAGAGAGTTTATTGCCCGAGATAACGCGCCTAAGTTTATTACCTTTGAGACAAATGGAACGCAAGAGCTTATTCCCGAACTATTCCAGTTCTTTGTTATGGAGATGCCAAACACAGAAGTATTCTTCTCAGTATCTCCTAAGCTGTTTACTGTATCGGGTGAGCTTGCTGCGAAAGCTATTAAGCCTGATAGAGTAGCAATGTATGAACGTCTTATCTATAACTCTAACGGACATATTAAAACTGTAGTGGGCGCTGAACAACGCCAGTGGGATGAGCTGGATAGCGTGATAAGACAGTTCCGTGAAGCTGGAGTTACCTGGCCAGTATGGGTAATGCCTGTAGGTGCGACGGAAGAAGCACAGCAAGGTACTTTGAATGGTTATGCGTCAGCTGGTGATGTTGCTGAGATGGCATTCAAGCGTGGTTATAATGTATCAGCCAGAGTGCATGTGTATCTCTGGGGAAATCTAATTGGAGTTTAATAATGGATGCTAAAGAAAAAGCCGCTTACCTTCTAGACAAGGGTTATATCATCAACGAGCATCCTAACTCTTTGTTTGAGCTT